AAGATGCGGCTAAAGTAGCAGAAAAAACAGAGCAAAATATCTGGAATGGTGACGGAACTACAACTGGACAATTTCAAGGTTTAGTACCTAAATTAGATGCTGAAGCTAACTCAGTAAAAGTAACTCTAGCAGCTACTTCTTGGGCAGCAGCAACAATCATAAGCTCACTAGGAGAAATGGTTGACTCAGTACCAGCAGCAATATATGGTAAAGACGATTTATACATTTATTTACCTACCCTAGCATATAAGGCTTATGTAAGAAGTTTAGGCGGATTTGCAACTAACGGGTTTGGAGCTAATGGTGTAGATAATAGAGGTACAATGTGGTATAACAACGCTGGACCAGCTTTATCTTTTGACGGAATTAATGTAGTAATGTGTCCAGGTATGCCAGCTAACAAAGCTGTAATTGCTGAAAAGTCTAACTTATTCTTTGGAACGTCTATTATAGACGAAGCTAACGGGTCAGTAGTTAAACTTTTAGATATGTCAGATTTAGACGGGTCTCAAAATTGTAGAGTAATCGTAAGATTTTTTGCTGGAGCGCAAATCGGAGTACCACAAGATGCTTTAGTAGCAACTTTAGGATAGTAAATTAAATTAACCAAACTAAGACGCCAGGTTTAATCGCCTGGTGGTCAAAGTTTATAAAACATATAAAGAATGGCTTGTTTAGCATTGAGTACTGGTAGAGCCTTAGCCTGTAAGAACGTAATGGGCGGTATAAAAGCCGTTTATTTTGCTGATTACGGAACGCTAGGAGACTTAACCATAACAGACGGCGAAATCACTGCATTTGGTGGTACGCCAGCATTTTTTGAGTATGACGTTAAAGGTAGCTCTGGTTTAGAGCAAACCATTAATGCGTCTCGAGAGAATGGTACGGTTTTTTACGAGCAGACATTAACTTTAGTATTAACAAAATTAGATTTACTAACTCAAAACGAGTTAATTAAAATAATTGATGCTAGACCTTATGCTGTTGTTGAAGACTATAATAATAATTATCTATTAATCGGAGCGGATAACGGAGCTGATTGTAATGGTGGGTCAATTACCACTGGCGTAGCCGCTGGGGACCTTACAGGATTTACAATTACTATGGCTGGACAAGAGAAATTGCCAGCTTATTTCGTACAACCTTCAGTATTACAAGGAGCGGTTTCTGCATCATTTGCAGCACCTACTCAAATAACACCGTAATAATAACTATTATTTTTACTTAAATTAAGCTACTTTTACGAGTGGCTTTTTTTATTAGCAAATTTATTTTTATTACGTTATATAGATATGCAAGTGTTAAAACCTACTACAGACCCGCAGATGTTTTATATTATTCCTAGAATATATAATATCGGACTGACGTTTAGCCTTAGAGACGACTCAACAAATACGAGTGTATCTTATACGCCGACTGTAGTTAGAGAAAACGACTATTTAAAGATAACTGGCGTATTTACGTTAGTAGAAGGTCATTTTTACGACATAATAGCGCATAACGATTATAATAAATGGAATACTAATAATGACTATTGGAATTTTAGCCCAGATAATTGGGAAAGTTTAACAAAAAAAACATTTAAAGTAACTTTAGATAGAATATTTTGTACTAACCAAACAATAGAACAGCTAAATAACCAGGGTTACAATGTAAACAAAGACGTTTACAAAACAGATAATTCATTTAATAACGATTATATAGTAATATGAGCAGAGGTAAGAAAAAAGAATACAAAAGTAATATACGAATGCTGAACCTAAGCCAGTATTCTCAGCCCTTAATAATAGAGCAAAAGAATAGAGAGTGGATAGGTTACGGAGCAGACAATTTATATTTCGACTATTTAATAAATTCTTATCAGTCAAGCCCTACAGCGGTCGCTTGTATCACTGGTATTAGCCAAATGATTTACGGTAGAGGTTTAGACGCTACAAATTCTAGCAAAAAGCCAGACGAATACGCTCAAATGAAAAGTTTGTTTACTGACAAGTGTACTAGGAAGCTAGCTACAGATTTAAAGCTTTTTGGTATGGCATCTTTTCAAGTTGTTTATTCTAAAGATAGGACTAGAATTGCTGAAGTAGACCATTTTCCCGTTGAATGCTTAAGAGCTGAAAAGGCTAATTACGAAGGCGAAATTGAAGCATATTACTATATGGCTGACTGGGCGGACATAAAGCCTGGTGAAGAACCTAAAAGAATACCAGCATACGGATTTAGTAGCGAAGAGATAGAGATATATTATATAAAACCTTATAGACCAGGCTATTTTTATTATAGTCCAGTCGACTATGTCGGAGCTTTAGACTACCAAAATTTAGAAGCCGAAATCGGAACGTTTCATATAAACAACGTTAGAAATGGTATGACGCCAGGATTACTAATGAATTTTAATTCAGGTATTCCAGACGAAGACTTACAAAACGATATTGAGAGAAAAATACTAAACAAATATACAGGCACTACAAATGCGGGTAAAATAATTATTGCATTTAATGACGATAAGGACCAAGCCGCTACAATAGACGCCGTACAATTAAGTGACGCTCATAATCAATATCAATTTTTAAGTGAAGAGTCGCAGTCTAAAATTCTAGTAGGACATAGGGTTACAAGCCCTTTATTATTTGGAATTAAAAACACTAGCTCAGGCTTCGGGTCTAATGCAGACGAATTATCGACTAGCTCAACGCTTTTTGATAATACGGTTATTAGACCATTTCAGGACCTTTTATTAACAGCCTTTGACGAAATACTAGCGTTTAACGATATTAGCTTAAACCTATACTTTAGAAGCTTACAGCCATTATCTTTTGTTGACTTAGAAAATGCTATGTCTGGCGAAGAGGTCGAGGAGCAAACAGGAATAAAAGAAGACGAGCGTAAAGAGTTTAAAATGATAGACGGTTACGATGCTTACAAAACAATAGAAGAGGCTGAGGCAAAAGCTAACGAGTTGGGTTGTATGGGCTATCACGAACATTTAGAGCCAGACGGTACTATGTGGTATATGCCCTGTCAATTACATACAGACTTAAAAAAACCTTGTTGGGACGGTTACGAACAAATAGGTACTAAAATGAAGGACGGCAAAGAAGTGCCTAACTGTGTACCGCTAAAAGACGAAAGACCCTATCTAACAGACGATTTAAAGGACGCAATACTAAAAGAGTATGCTTCATTAGGCGAGGACGAAGAAAGTATCTTAGAAGACTTTGAATTGATTGACAGCCGACCAGCTAATGATTACGATAAAGCAATTAACGATAGCTTAAACTTAGCGACTCAGTTAGCGTTTGTGCCTAAAAGCACACCAAATAAAAAATCCGAACAAGATACTAGTATAATTAAAGTACGTTACAGGTATTACGGTAGTAACAATCCTGAGAGAGAATTTTGTAGAGATATGTGGGCTGCTCAAAAAGTGTACCGTATGGAAGACTTAGACAAAGAGAGTAGCGCTAATTCAGAGTTAGCTCCTTCAGGTCAAAGCACTTACAATCTATGGTTGTACAAGGGCGGGGTTAACTGCCAACATTATTGGGAACGTAGAACGTACTTAAGAAAAAACAACGAGAGAATTACGGTAGCGGAAGCCAGACGTAAGATACAAGCCTTAGACCCTAGTTTAAGAGACGAGGCTAAAATAGAAACTAATGTCCCAGAGGTGGCTCAAATAGCTAAGCCTTCAAATAATTGGTGGTCATTAAAACCAGGATATAGAAGTTAAGATATGGCTACAGCACTTTTTATAAATAGAACCGACTTAGTAAGAAATACTATAATTAATGGTGATGTCGATACTGACAAGTTTATACAATTTATTCGTATCAGTCAGGAAATGCATTTACAAAACTATATGGGAACAGCGTTATACGACCAGATTTCAGACGCTATAACCAATGGCACTGTAACTGCGGACCAGACAGCTTTGCTTAACGATTACATACAGCCTATGTTAATTCATTTTAGTATGGTCGATTACCTTCCGTTTAGCTCAGTAGAGCTTAGAAATGGCGGGTTGTTTAAGCATACCGCAGAAAACGGTACGAGTCCGACAACTAACGAAGTCGACTTTTTAGTACAAAAACATAGGAACTTTGCAGAGTTTTACACTAGACGATTTATAGATTATATGTCGTTTAATGCTGCTAGCAAGTTTCCAAAATACTGGGAAAATCAAAATAATCAAATGTACCCTGATATGAGCGCTACATTTACAGGCTGGGTTTTATAAAATGGATAAAAAAGAATATACTATAAAATTAAAAAACGTTAGTAAATTATTAAAATATGTTTACACTAAAGACGTAAAATATAAAGAAAATAAAAAGAAATAAATAAATGGCAAATTTAACCAATACACTAATAAGCTCAACTTACCTGTCTCTATTAAAGACAAGTGACAATGCTATTTTGTCGGCTACGCCTGTTTTATTAACTGATGGCGGCGGCAATAGCTCAGGTCTTACAATTAATAACGCTGGTGATTTAATAGCTGCGGGGACTATAACGTTTAATACCGCAATTAAAGACGGTACAAACTTAGTTAACGTTACAAAATTTGTAGACGAAGCTGATGGTTTATCTAGTAACAACAACGATACTAGCATACCTACAAGCGCATCTGTAATAGATTACGTTTCAAATCCTAGTGAATTGGTTAATTTAAATTTTAATAACGATTCGTCTGCTGCGGCTGGTGGTGTTGCTGTAGGTGGTTTATACCATCATAACGGAGCGGTTAAGATAAGACTGAGTTAGTGGATATGCAAGATATAAAAATATACGCTCTAAATACTAGTAGTTTAGCTATAAGCTTTACAAATCTAGATACAATTTTAAAGGTAGTACTGTTATTGGTAAGTATTGGATATACGGTTAATAAATGGTATTTAATAAATAAAAAAAATAAATAATGAGTCCAGCGGAAATATACTATAAAACTTGGTGGGGAATAGGCGCTTGTAATAATATCGGTTGGGGAATCGTATATAAGCCTTATGTAGATTGTACACCTACACCAGAGTTTGAGATTATAGCAGAAAACGGGGACTTCTTATTAACTGAAAGCAATAACGAATTTTTAATAACAGAATTTCAATAAAATAAAATAAAATGGCAAATAAAAAATTTAGCGAATTTGAACTAAAAACAACGACTAGTAATGTTAGTCACATAGTAGGATATAACGGAGCGGAAAATGTTAGGATAACTCCAGCAAACTTTATTAGTGGGTCTGGCGGACCGTTTCTACCGCTAGCTGGTGGAATAATGGTAGGTAATACTACTCACAATGACAATGTAAAATCTATTTATGGAACTTCAGGAGATGGACTACAAATATATCACGATGGAAGTAATAGTTATATTGTAGATTCAGGAACAGGTGGTTTAAATTTACTAGCTAACTCTGATTTTGCAGTAAAATCTTATGGAACTGATGAACCCTTTATAAGTGCTGCAACAAATGCTTTTGTAAAATTATTTTTTGATGGTTCAGAAAAACTAGCAACTACAAGCACAGGTATATCAGTAACAGGAAAAGGAACTTTTTCAGAAGATGTAATTGCAGATACTCATTTTAATTCAAGTGATACAAATGTTACGTTATCAACTTCTGGAGCTGGAAATGTATTTTTAAGACCAAACGGAAAGTCAGATACAACAGGTCAAGTGTTAGTTAATCAAAGTGGAGAACTTAAAATAGATTCTGACGATGCTACTTTAATTTTAAAAGGTTCAGATACAGGTTCAAGTTTAATAAACTTTTCAGATGCATCAGATGGTAATGTAGGAAGAATATTTTATGACCATCAAAACAATTTTATGCAGTTTAAAACTAATGATTCAGAAAGAATGCGAATTGATTCTTCAGGTAATTTGGGCGTGGGTACTTCGACACCTTTAAGTTTTGGAGCTGGCAGCCATTTAGTTACAGCTCAAGGAGATGCTGGCAATAATTATGGTGGTTTTATTGCAAGAACAGATAATGTTACAGGTCAAATGTGGGCTACTGAAGGTGGTGCCAATGTTGTTATAGGTTCAAGGACAGACCACCCAGTATTATTTTCTATATTCAATACAGAAAAAATGCGACTAAC